AGTTGTAAGCAGAGCAATGGGCGGCCCTATGAAAGCTAAAAAGAAAATGGCAGGTGGAGGCATGATGAATGTTTCACCTAGAAAAGCAATGGCTATGGGCATGAAAAATGGCGGCAAAGTCATGAAGGGTAAAAAGAAAAAAGTAAAAAAAGCTAAGAAGAGAGGCTAATGCCAACTTACGCTTCAACAGCTAGTTTTGACCTCAGCATAGATGATATAGCTGAGGAGGCATATGAACGTTGTGGTTTGCAAGTTCGTAGTGGATACGATCTGCAAACTGCAAGACGTTCGTTAAATCTTTTATTAGCTGAGTGGGCTAATAGAGGATTAAATCTTTGGACGATACAATTACAAGAAAAAACTATAGCTGCTAATACAACTAGTCTTACTGGAACAAGTTTGTTTGGGTCTAACGCAGATGATAGTCAACAAATTGTAGATATTACTGATGTAGCAATTAGAGACTCTAGTAATAATGATTTTTCTGCAACATCAATTAGCAGGTCTACATATTTAAATATTGCTGTCAAAACAACCAGCGGAAGACCAACTCAATACTATTTTGAACGTACGATAAACCCAACAATATTTCTATATCCTGCAGCTGATACAACTTACACTCTACGGTACTATGCTCTTGTTCGTATGTTTGATGCGGGCGATTACACCAATAACGCTCAGATTCCTTTTCGATTTCTTCCATGTATGACTGCTGGATTAGCTTATTACATAGCTATGAAAAAATCGCCAGATAGAATTACTTTATTAAAACAAATTTATGAAGATGAGTTTCAAAGAGCAGCGGATCAAGATGGTGAAAGAACAAGTTTATTTTTAACACCTAAAACTTATTTACCAGGAGTTTAAATGGGCAAGTATGCGTCAGGTAAGTTTGCAAAAAGAATATCAGATAGATCTGGTATGGCTTTTCCTTACAATGAAATGGTTAAGGAATGGAATGGATCTACTGTTCATATTTCAGAATTTGAAGCTAAACATCCACAATTAGAACCGTTACCAATAGTAACTGATCCTCAATCATTAAAAAATGCTAGAGGACAGATAGCAGTATCAAGAGTTTTTGTTGGTCTTATAGGTGTAAACACTAATACATTTTCTAGTGTTGGCATGCAGCCAAAAACAAATGCTAAAGAAACAAGATTGCAGAGCTTTACTGGAAATGTTACAGTGAGCACATCATGACAGATTATTCTGATTTATTATCTAATGTAAGAGATTATACTGAAACATCTTCTGATGTATTATCGGATTCAATTATAAATCAATTTATTAAATCAACTGAAGATAAATTAAGAAGGACTGTCGATCTTACTTATTACAGAAGATATGATACTGCCACACTTACTGTAAATAATAGTTTTTTACCGCTTCCTGCTGACTGGGAGGCAACCAGATATATTCAGTTAATAGATGGCTCTGATAACAGAACATTCTTGATACAAAAAGATATTTCGTTTATGAATGAATTTGCGCCAAATAGGACATCAACAGGGGCAGGCACTCCCAAGTATTA